GCCATAGTCGTAGTTCGGCAGTTCCTCGTAAGGGAGGTCATCAACGAGCCAACCAGATTGTGTGTATCTGACACGCTTCGACTTCAGCTCGTTATGAAACAGAAGAAGAGTGTCCAGCCGCTGAGCGAACGTGAGGTCGTTAGCAAAAACGCCCACGCCAGGCAGTGTGATCGCCGCGGAAATCGCCGTCGCATTCCAGATCTGGCAAGTGTCCCCTGCCAACACCAGATCAAAAGAAGTGCCGATCGACGCATCGAATGGAATGAGGCGGGACGCGTTGGCGGGAAGATCACCGATCAGGCGCAGGCCGTCCCGAAGACGAAACCCACCTTGCGGCGCCACGACGATGTTCTCGGCATGTTTAAGACCCGTCGAGAAATATTTGAGGGTGGTACGCTCCTCGAGGATATCCGCGAGCTCGCCGGCGGTGAATGCCGATTGCATGCGTCCGGGGCTGGAAACCATCAGGACCTCCAGGCTTGTTCGAGAGGGTTATACTGGGTCTGGATCCGCCGCGGCGGGTTGGCAAAGCCATCTTCAGACAAAGCGGCGCGCATCTGGCCGCCTCGAAACCCTTCTGAGGGCGTGCCATAGGCTTCTGTCAGAAAATCTGACATCGCGTTACGATTAGATGCGATCGCAAAGGCGAGCTTGCCCGCAAGTGCCGTAATCGTGGCCGTTTTGAATGTGCCTGTCCAGCGATGCGGATCTGGGCGAAACTTCACCATCGCGAAGAGGGGATCAGCGTCGGAATGCACCTGGCCGTTGGTCAGAATAAATCGAGTGAACCGGCGATCGGGATCAGTGACGTCATCGGAAAAGAATACAGGGAGCCCGGTGTGTGGTTGCGGGATTTCGAAGGCATTCTTGAAACCGGTAAGCGGCGTGGCGTCCGTCAAGCGGGAAAGCTGGCGCACCTCACGCGCGAATGCAAAACCGGACGGTTGAAGGCCCAGATTGAAATCCACGGTTTCTTCATAGATCAGCGATGCACTCTGGCCGCCGCCCAGATCTTCCGTAAGGCTCTGAACGGGTTCTTCCCCGATCCGGGCGCATGAGGTGTTGATGATATCAAGGGGGGTCAGCAGGGCCATGGGCAAATCCTCAAATGCCAAACCCTCGCCGGGGCGTGAACCGACGAGGGCAGGGCTGCATCAGAACATTAAGCTGCGATGTTCTGGGCGGCGATGGTGACGACGGCGCCCGTATTGGCGGTGACGATGTAATTTCGCCGCGCGACAGCGCCGTCGAGATCGAGCGTCATGTCGATATGGTCGCCGACCTTCAGGAGCTTGGCGAGTGCATTGAAGTAGCCCGCCGTTTCGACGGCTGCGCGGTCGTCATTGGTCACATACTTGTGGACACCGAGATTTGCGCCGGCGGCGCCGGACGGATTGAACATGAAATCGGTCGTCCGGAAACCTTTCTTGTCGAAAGCCATGGTGGTTTTCCTTCGCTGGAAATAAACAAGGACGAAGGCGGCGCGAACGCCGCCGTCAGCATCAGACGATCGTGATCGCGGAGTTGCTGGACGTGGTAAAGCGCTTGATGCCCTTACCCTCCTGCATGGGCGAAGCGGCGCCCTTGCTGGTCATGTTGACGGTCCACCAGTTCTCGTAGTTATCCCAGTCGGTGATAACGCTGAGATCGGTGTTGTTCGCCCAACCCATCGCCGACTTGTGCCAGATGAACAGATCCTGTTTGTTGGCGCCGGGAACCGGGTAGAGATCCAGCGGGTCTTCTTCGACGAAGAGGAACCAGTTGACGCCGTTCCAAAAGCGGGTGTCGGTCGCTTTCACAAAGGGCAAATCCGGTCCGACATGGTCGGCAGAGTTGACGACCTTGTTGGCCAACAGCTGGTTCCACTGCAGGGAGGGCAGGCCGCAGTACACGTTCCCGTCCCACGGAACCTTGTCGTTCTGCAGCTGCGAGCACAGCATCATCGCATTTGCTGCACTGAATGCGCCGGCGGAGAAGTCCAACGCGACGGGAACGTTGGGCACAGCAGTTGCCATCTGCTGATAAATTTCGATATCGGTTGCCCGGCCGAGCGCGTTGGCGCCGCTCTCGTAGACAACTTCCTTCTCATCGACGCTCATGCGGTCGACGTCGTATTCCTCGATGACGTCAAAGGCCTTCCAGGTGGCGAGCGTAACCTCGACCTTCTTGCGTTCGGCATTCGAAGGCTGGTTGCGTTCCCGGCGCTCGATCTTCTTGGCCTTGGATTTGCCGGCAAGCCAGAAGATGCCCTTTTCGTTGTTCTCAATGCGCATTGCCTGGGTGACAGTCGGGCGCAGGCGGTTGCCCTTCGTCTGGTAGATGTGCATCGCCCGGTTGGCGTACTGGGTGGTGTTCCAGTTGGGTGAATTCTGCGTCATATGACGAGCTCTCCGATGATGTTGGGGAAACACCGGGGATGGAGAGGCCACGAAAGCCTGCGGGTCCGGTCAGCGCCGGAGAGGCCGCAGGCGTCGCGGGTCCGCCCTGTGCTGATCTTGACGATAAGCGGGCGGGCGTCCGGTCAACTTTTACCGACCGGGATAGAGGCGTGCATACGCCTCGTCATACTGTTTACGAAGGTTCTCATCGAACCGCTGGTTCGGATCCTTGTGATCGCGATTGCGCGGGTCGATCCGGGGGTCAGCATCAAGCTTTTTGAGATCGTCGGCCGTCAGGGCTCCCTGCTGCCCGCCGTCGCCACTGATACGAATACCGTTTTCGCCCAGTCGGCCAGACAGCGCACGGAGAAGCACGTTGCCGGCCGCCGTATCCGTCAATGCCATCAACATACCGTTGACGTCGTTCTTCAGCGCTTCCGGCACATCCTTCAGCTGGGCTGAAAGCCCTTTGGCGAAAGTCTCGTTTGCGACCAGAGCCTCTTGCGTTCCCTTGACGTCGAGACCGGTGGCGCTCGAAAATGTCTTCAGTTCGCCGGCAGGGTCGAAAGGTGCAGAAAGCACGCCCTGTTCGACGAGCGGCGAATAAACGTCCGAAATAAAGCCGGCGAATTGTTCCTGGCTGAGGCCATGCTTGTGGGCGGCTGTGCGTGCCGATGTAAAAGCCGGATCTTTGCTGAGATCACCGAAGAACGGCTTGAGATTGTCGCCAGGCTCGAAGGTATACATGTCCGGATTTTCCGGGGCGGCCGGCATCTTCGAGAGCTTTTCTCGCATACCGCCAAAGCGGGTGTTAAGATCCGTATATCCGCCCAGGAGCTTGCCAAGTGCTTCATCGGCCGAGGCGCCTGCGAATTCGGTTGGCAGTCCTTGTGGTGCGGTCCAGCCCCCGCCGCCGTTACCGCCTTCGTTCCCGCCGCCACCGCCGCCGCCACCTTCAGAATTGAAAAGGCGCTGCCAGCGCCGAGCATAGATTTCGTACATGTCACGCCGTCCTTTCAGATGTCACGAGGCTTGACCGCCTCTGCATTGCCCAGGCCAATCTGCCGGGCAATCTCATGGGCGAGGGAGTTCTGCCCCTCGCGAAATGCGCCAAATACCGCCATCGACATTGGCTCGAGGCCGAGAGAGGCGAAAAACACGGTCCGTCTCAGCGTCGTATCGAACAGCAATTCGAGAGCGCGCTTTCCGTCAGGGCTCCGGGCAAAACGGGCCCAGGCGCGAGCGATCGTTTTCTGATCTTCGCTATCCTTGGCCTGCTTGACCTCGAGCGCCTTTTTCACTTCGGGATCGGCACTTTCGAACCAGTCCCAACCTCCCTTCGCCGCTGACGAAATGATGTCCTGTAGAGAGTTTGGCTGCATGTCACGTCGCTCCAGCCGTTGCGGCGGCCGCCTGCAGTGCCATGGCGGCTTGTGCCTGTTCCTGTTCTGCTTTGTCCATCGCCTCGCGCTGCTCATTGGTGACGATGTACTCGGGCGGCACGCCCAATTGGCGGCCGATATCGGAAAGGGCTTCCTCGAGGCGGGCCACGCGGCCGGCGCGGTCCTGCAGGATCATGAGGACCATCTGAAGCCACTGGATAATCTTCTCGATCCTCTGGGCCTCGCGGGCGATCGACAGCGGCGACTTGATGCGGACCCTTGTGATCAACTGATCAATCGGAATTTCGTTGGCGATCAGGCCGCGATTGTAGGCAAGCTCGAGCACGCGCTTGACAGCAGGGATTGTTACTTCCTTGATAAGACGGCCATAGGCCCCAAGGTGATCGGACGCCAGGCGTTTTACGCGCTCGAGGATCTCGGTTGCCGAGCGGACCGCCGCGCCGTCGGCTGGCAACGACTGATCCATCATCGTGGCCTTGATACCCATGCGCATGTCGTTGAGCACGAGATTGCCGAGATCTATGCGAGGATCCGGGAAGCGCTGGACGGACGGGCCCAAGCTGCCGCCATTGCGCGCGACTTTCCAGAACGCACCTGGCGCCAATGAAGCAAGATCCGGATTAAATACGCCATCGTCGACCGCGGTGTAGATGCCCAGCATCGCGATCGCTGCGGCCTGCAGCTGTAACCTAGCGGTCGTGTTGACTGTTTTGATGGACGGCATGGCGAGCATGACCGGGCCACGGCCATACGTTTCACCAGGTACGCGGAAATAGCGCGGGACAAGCCAGGGGCAGGTCCGCGATTGGCTGGAAAAGATGATGGTGTCTTGCTTGTTGCACCAGACGAGCATATGCCAGCGGCGTTTTTTCCGGTCATAGACGGTGTCGACGTGGACTTCGAGCTCGCTCTCAGGTTTTGACCGGAAGAGCTCCATAATGTCCTTGCTGAATTTGCCCTCCGGCCACGTGTCGACAAGGACGCGAACAGACATTTTCCGGTCCCAGAAAATGGCGGCGATCTTATTGTTTGGCCCCTGTTCGATCAAAAGCTCTTCGATCGGGACCGAGATGGGCTCCCAAAGGAGCTCTGGTTCATCGGTCGGGTTCATGAGAATGGCGCCGGTCCCGGCCGAAAGGTCGAGGGCCATTTCATGGAACGCCATGTCCCAGTCGCCATCCTCAAAGAATGCCTGGGCAACTTTACTCACGGGCGCAAGCTGGCCCGCGAATGTTTCCCGCTCTTTGGTGTCCATTACCAGCGGGCCCGGCTCAATTTCGAAGTTTTCTTGCCCCGCCGGCCAAAAGTCCTGCTGCACTTTGCCAGCAAAACGGAACGCGCTGTCGATGGCCGTATGATCAAAGACCTGGTCGACGCGCTTTTCGCCCTGGCCGGTGTTACGCGTCGATTTTCTGAAAGGAATGGCGTACTGATACGCCTCGTCCATCAACGGCTGGAAAGCATCGCGTTCTTTTCTTGCCGAGTTGCGGCGGGCCTTGAGCTTGTCGACCTCGAACATCAGGCCTGCCCGAACTTGTCGTTTCCGCTACCCGACAGAAAGCTTTCGTTCATGAAGGCGAGCATGCGGCTTCCGGTTTTGCGCCCAGTTTTGCCGGATGTCGCCTGATCGACTTCAGCCTGTTGCCTGGCGAGATCTGCAAGGGTTCGCCGCTGCTGCGATGCTGCTTCCTGTTTCTGCAGGTTTGCAGCTTCCTTGCTGCCCCCGCCCAACAAATTTCCCATGTGTGATTTCCCCGTCACTTTCGAACAGATGAAAGCCGCTGGCGATCGCGATGCGACGGCCGGCATCCGTGGTGCAGATCACCACGATCTCAGGGTAAGAGCTGGAAGCTAAGGTCAAC